CACACACTTGGGATAGAAACAAAGTATATGATGTCAGATTCGGTACGATTGCTGAACCCATACTTCCAGAAGACTCAGAGCCATACATACACTTTTCCAGGGACGAATTAGACTGTTTATCAGATAAACCTTTAGGATTCGATAGAGAAGAACTTGGGATTAACTATAACTAAGATAATCTCATCAACCTGGATATTTCTTCATCTATATTAGGTTGTTGTCTCGCAAACTGTCTTGCTGCAATATCTTCGTTTGCAGGAGATCCTCCCAAAAGACTCCTACTTACTGGGGCTGTCGCACTTGCGATAGGCTGAACATCAGGAACATTCATACCTACATCTGATCTCACATTTCCTAAATCAGTTCTTATCTGTCTGATAGTGCCTCTTGGATTTAGTGCTTCGTAGTCAATATCTACATTTTCAAGAGCATCCTCTGCAAAATCACCTACAGCACCTGTTACTGCTTGACTGGTATCCGCTACTTGCTGCCCTGTTAAAACAAAAGGACTCAATCTGATTGCATCTTTAAATGCCTTACCAACTATACTGATGCTTTCTTTATCTGTTTTAGCCATCTTACGCACTAATGCTGGCTGCCTCATTATCATACCCATAACACCTAGCTTTGCTAATGTAGGTAAAGTTGCAAATTGAAATGCGTTTACTGCAATCGCACCTGCTATCAAAGTACCTGCACCACCTTTATCTGATTGTGTCATCACTCTTAAATCTCTTACTAGGTTGCGTAATGATTTAACTTGCTCTTGACTAAACATCGCTCTAAGGGTGTCGTCACCTCTTGAGTTTAATGCTCTTTCAAGTGCGTCTGGGTTGAATACTTCATCTACTTTTTGTCCAGGCCCTTTAGCAACTCTCATCAGTTCACGCATACTGTCTGCTTGTATTTTTTGAAATGCATCGTCAGTAATAATATTTGATGCTCGTAATCTTCTTATGGCTTCGCCTTGTCCATCTCTAAATAAAATATCTACTATTTCATCTGGCTCTGCTGCTGTAATACGCCTAAGTAATCTGTCTTTTTCTGCAACGTGGATTGCATTTTCAGAGTTGATTAGATCATCTAATGTTTTTCTTAGGCCGTCTGATTTAACTCTGTCTAGTGCCACTTCGAGTTTATCTGATTTTAGTGGTCTTTTTATTCTAGCAAAATCAGAAAGCACTCTATCTAAATCTGGCACTCCCTTAAATAGTTCCTGTTTAGTTGATCCTAATTGTGTTTTAAAAAATTGTGCAAATTTTACAGGGTTAATTTGATCAAACTCATCTAAGCTATTATGTACTGCTTCTCGTATAAAATTTTCTTGCAGTTCTTTTCTTGCTGATTCTCTACTCGCGTCATCTGGTATCGCTTTTAAAACAGATTGCAATTGGTCAGGTCTATTCTTTGCTATTATATTTTTATAAATTAAATCAACATCAAATGCATCTGTACCTACATCTTTTCTTATTTTTGTAACCAAAAGATTATTAAAAGGTGCAACAGCTTCTTTATATTGTTTGTTGTAATCTTTTATCATTCTAGCTGCCTGTTTTATGACTGTTTTGTCAAATTGAACAGGTATAGACCTTTTACCTGCTTCATCCAAACCTTTTTCTATTGTTACTCTTGGTGTAGTAGCTAGAGGTTTTCTTCCTTTTCTTTTAGCACCTTGTGCTACTGCGCGAACCATTGATCCTTTTGCGAGATTATCAAAAGTATCTTCTATGTCTCTCTTTATTTTTCTTAATGCGTAACCAACTTCTTTCATCGCAACTGGTGCATTTCTTTCAATTGTTAAAATTGTTGAACGCAATTGATCTAACTCTCTAATTGTTATACCGCCATTTCTTTGATAGTTTTGAAAGATAGTTTCCAAAGTATTTACAGAGCCACCAGACACACCTTCTACTTGTTCTAACAATTTTAGACCTGGTTTTCTTTTCTTTATATCTCTAATAGTTTTAATAACATTACGTACATCAAAAAGTACTGCTTCGTGGACGACATCTAATTTGTTAGCTACCAAGTAATCATCAATGACTTGACTCTTACCAACAAATTCTCCTGTAACACCACCTGGCTGAGTACCAGAACCAAACAAGTTATCGTAAGCATCAGCTATTCTATTTCTCAAACCTATTGCTGTAAGTTGTCTGTCTGGTGAACCTAATAAAGCATTTTCGTTTATCAACTTCACTTCATTTGCAATAAGTTCTTCTAACTCTCTTTGTCTTCTTGCACCATCTGTTTTTAACGTATTTAAATAATCATCAACATCAGCTTTGGTAACTCTTCCAGTAGTAACTTTTGAACCAAAATCATCAATAGATAAAGATATATCGTCTGTAGAACTGAGTAATTTTGTTAGCCTTTCACTACCATATTGTATGAGTTTGTTGTCTCTTTCTTTTCTGCCGAATACAGTTTCTGCAGCAGCTTGCAATCTACCAGGTATCTCTCTACCCAAAGCTCTCTGCGATACTGCTGCTGGTGTAAATGTACCCATTAATTCAGGTGTTTCGATTTGTGCTTTTTTAATATCTTCGTAAGTAGCGTACCTACCAAGTCTTTTATTCAATGCTTGTACTTGTGCTGGATCTGCACCTGACGCTATAGCTCGCGCTATGTCAATATCTAGTGTAGGTGCTTTTTTTCCCAGCATCGCGTGAAATGCTGCACCGCCAACTTCAAATACACCTTGAGAAACACCACCAATAACCCCCTCTACTGCTAGTTCTTTCGCTATTTCTGCTGCGTCTTGTTCTTGCGTTCCCTTAACAAGCTCGGCAGCCTCTTCAACACCTTTACCTCCAGCAGAGCCGAGCGCGGTTGCAGCAATGTTGGTTGCTCTTCTATTTTTTAAAATTGGTGTAAGCATTTTCAACGCCCTGCCTTGTGGCGATAAAGCCGCGATTGCACCTGCTATTGGGCCAACTGTTCCTGCAAAGTCAGCAAAGTCGTAAAACGAAAATCCTTCTTCATCAATAATAATATTCTTTTTTGATGGCTCAAGATTAAGTCTTCTTTGACCTCTAGGTGTAATGGCAAGTTTACCGTTTGCATCTCTGATAAAACCATCAGAACCTACAAAACCTTGTAATACTGTTTCTTTTTCAACAATGGTATCTGCGGTATCAAGTTGCGCTCTTAGACTGGCGTTTTTTATACCTGTTTCGTAATCAAATGAATCTGCGTTAATGAATTTACCACCAGCTTCTTGAGCTACGTATTTTTTTGCAGCGAGTGCTGCTTTTTCCTCTTGACCTGGTTCAGCTTCGACTTCAATTATTCTACCATCGTCAAGTTCGACTTCATAAATCATGGATAATCACTTGCTCGTATTCTTTCTCGACGCTGTTCTTGTGGTTCTGATGAAGTAATAAGAGTAGCTGGATCTCTACCCAACAATGTAAGATTGTTAGCATTTATTCTTGCTTTATCTTCATCCTGTTGTGCCTCTCTAATTAAATTGTCATACAAAAGTTGTAGTTTTGTTGCTACAGCTTTAGGTGATTGTGACAATACTGAAGTATCTTTTAATTGACCTACAATTTTTTCAACAACTTGCCTATCAAGATTTGATATTGTTCTACCAGATTCACCAAGAAGTTCTTTAATATTTTTGTTTTGTACTATTTCTAATATTGTCTTTATGTACTCTCTAGGATTTTCACTTTTCAATCCTTCACTGATATCTGAAGAACTTCCTCTAAGTGTAGGATCACCAGCAATAAATTCCATAATTTTCTTGAAATTAGATTGTATTATATTATTCACTCCGAATACTTGTCCTGCACTTGATTTCAATACTTGTATAACATCTTCTACTTGTTTTGCAGTATATTTTTTGTTTTGAGAACTTTGCATACTTGCTACGTAATCTTGTTCTAATTGATTTATATTTTTAATATCAGAAACATCTGGTGGGGCAGACCCTACTAAGTTCGCCTCATATATTGCTTCTGCTCTTGCTACATCCAAAGAATTTCTTCTATCGAGGCCATATTCAGTAAATATTTTGTCTAACTCAGATTGTCTTTCTTCTTCTAATAATCTTTCTGCACGTCCTTCTTTCAAGGCTTCAGCAGATCCAAGAGATATACCGCGCCCTAAATCGCCAGTTTCAACCATTTTAATACCAATATTTCTCATCAAATCTAAGAAATTTTTGTTCTGTAAAAAAGGAGTCTCTTTTTCTTCCGTCGGTTCAGTAGGTCTTTCTTGCTCTGGTTGAGGCTGATTTATTTCTTTAGGGTCTTGTTCTTGTTTTTGTTCTTTATTTTCTGATTCAGGTTTCGGATCTTTAAGAAATTCTTCTGCAAGTGGACTGTCTTCTCCATACAATTCTTTCATTTTGTCACGCAAAATTACTACTTGATCTCTATCACCTGAGTCTATCGCGCTTTTTATTGCAGCTTCGTAACTGGTTCTTCCAGTTACACCAGTCACTCTTTCAAGCTCTTCTAATTCTGCAGCAATTCTTTGTCCTTCTTCACTTTCAGCAACATCTTCAGCAGTCGTTTGTGCTGCTTGTGTACCTAAAATTGTACCGCCACTACCTGTAAAAAATAAACCTGCTGGGTTAGCACCTGTTATTTGGTAACTCATCGGATCAAATTTATTTCTAGCTTGAAAACCTTTCAACCCTGCTACTGCAAAACCTGGTTTCAAACTTGTTTTTACAGGATTAAGAAATTTATTGGCGAATGTACCTACGCTTGCAACGTATGGTGCTGCTTTTGATATAGCACCGCTTACTAAAGTTCTAGGTAAACTTGCTATTCCAACACCTGTTAAAGCAGTAGTTTTTGCAGCATCTAGTAAAGCATTTTTTCTCATTACATCAAATGCTTCTTTTGGGTTTCCTGAAGCTGATAAATTCGTTTGAATAGGTATAAGTCTATCTTCTTTACTTAAAAACCCTTGAGTTTGTTTTTTCCTTGCAAAAGGTTTACCTTCCCTATATTCAAGTGTGTAAGTAAATTCTTCAGGATTAGTTTGAGATAATGTATTCTCGACTGCTAAAACTTCGCCACCCTGTTGAAATAATTGTCTGTTAAATACACTCATGGTTGTTGGTTATATATGCCTAAATAATCAAAAGGATTTTGATTTTTAAAAGGAGGAACTCTATTTGGCGCACCATAAATATTTTGAGAGCTACCCATAGTCATCGTCGGGTTAGCATCTGCTGGTGTATTTACACCAACTGCAGGCCTTTGTGGATCTGGTTGTCCCAATTTAGGTTGCATTTGACTGTAAATATTCATAAACGTTCCTATACCTTCTGCTCTCGGATCAACAGGCATCGAGTAATCAACATCTGCACTTCTCATTCCACCCTGATACGTTGGCAAGAAACCTTTAACAAATGTCGCAGCAGTCGCTGGTGCAAATCTATCTGCGGTTTGAGCTGCAAATGCTCTGCCTAGTCCAGTTTCTTTAAGATCTCTAGCAGTACCACCTAATCTTGCTAATTCTGCTCGTTGTTTCTCTCCGAGTGTAACAGCTTCTCTACCTAAACCTCCAAGTGATGCACCTAGTCCTGCAATCCCTCTACCTGCACCAGCAAGCGTAGCCCCAAATCTTTCTTGCGCACCTCTTTGTCTACCAAATTCACCCATCGCTGCGCCTCTGGCATCTCTGAATCCACCAGAACGTATGCCTGCTAACGCTTCACCAAGTCCTCTGCCGAGTGCTGCTCTTCTCTCGTCTGCTGTTAATCTTGCTCTTGATCCAAATGCTGACTCGCCACCAGTTCGTATATCTCTAGCACGTTGTCCTACATCTGCTATTTCACCAGCTTTAAATACATCATCTATTGTTTGTTGTACTACTCTGTCTTCGTATGGATCAAAATAATCTTGTATCATCGTAGAAGGATCAAATTGCATATCAGCAGCTTGTCTAGCAACACCAGTTGCATCTCTAGTCAAACCTATACCTTCTAGTATTGCTCGTTGATTTGCATCTAAAAATGGTTGAAATGAACCAACACCACCATAAGCACCACGCATCGCTTCCATTTCTAATGGCGATAAACCTGCTGTTTGTTGAACAGGAGTGGGTGAACCATATACTCTGTTTGCTGCATCTATTGCTTGAGATATAATCCCAGGTGTATCTGGAGAACCAAAATACGCTTCTCTAACGAAAGGATCAGAACTGATTTCTCTAGTTTTTACAGGACTGTAAACTACAGGATTCATTGAATTAGGGACTTCCATTAAATTTCCTCAAATATATTCATTAACTCGCGCATGTTTGCTACACCGCGTTCTCTGTCTGGGTTATCTGTTTTTACTAGAGTAATGCCTGAATCTGATTTTGATAGATCAAATGCACCTGCTCCTTTAGTTGCTTTTGCAGTCATCACATATTCACCATCGCTTAACATCGCTGGTATATCATCTGATGTGCCAGTTCCAGGGCCTTCTGATTCTCCACCATCTCTCATATCAAGTTCAGCAATACCACCTTCACTAAAATATTGTCTGTTGATTTCACCGCCACCAGCTACATTTAGGACTGATGGTTTTGGCCCAAGACCAAACTCTGCCCTTGTACCGCCAGTTCCCATATCGCTTGCCATTTGGTATCTACCTAAAGAGTCCATCATCACTTGTGGGGTCAAAGCAATACCGCCTTTTCTATCTTTGGCTGAATCATACGCCATATAACCTAGTAAAGCAGGCAAAGCCAAACCTGAAGGTGATGGTAATCCTTCGCCTAGTGGCGTTCTGAATGCACTATCTTTATCTAAGTATTTTTCTTTTAAATCTTCTAAACCGCCAAAACCAAGATAATCACCAATTGTTTTTATGATTTCAGGTGTTCTTGATTCACTTTTTTGTTCAGGGGTATTTGGATTGATAGGTGGTGTCTCTGGAAAACCTGGAATCTCAGGTATTCCATATTCTTGAGAGGCGAACGTGCCTAGTCCTGAAGCCAATACTTGTTTATCAGTACCGCCTGCAGCTTTAGTGATTGCTGCATTTATAATTGCGTCTTTTGCTGCTTTGTTCTTAAAAACAGATGTTATTGCGTTTGTAATAAATTCTAGTGCCATTTTTTGACTGCCTACATAATATTATTAGGAATATCACACATTTACAGAAATATTTCCATTAGTTTTGATAGAAACACTCCCTAATGATGTTTGCAGTTCATATCCTTTTGGATTAGCTGGAGTATGAAGCTGTATCCATTTGTTGCCTGTATATACTTGCAACACGCCAATAGATGTATTCCATATTACATCACCTTGTTTAAAAGCTAAAGTGCTTATTTGTTGATCGTTGAATTGCGGTGTTGAATTTGGATCAAAACTACCTAAGTTAATTTCTAATATTCTGACTAAACGATTGAAAATTTCTTTTCTTGCAAATTCATTAGACTCAATTGGAAGCCTGCTTTCTAATAGTTTGCTCATCTTCTGCCATCATTTTTAACATCAATCCTAGTCGCGCCCAATCGCCAACCTAAAGATAAATTACCAGAACCTGTTTGGTCGTCATTTGACTCAACACGCAATACAGCTTGTCGTCCTCTTGCTCTGATATTAGCTTTCGTAGTGGATGATGTTATTTCTGAGGTAGCTCTAGTCGTTAATGATTGTCCTGGGTAATTTCTAGTTTTAGTTACAATATTGACAGAACCATCGTTAGAATCTTGCAAGAACCTTATATCAGGTATTATAGAAGATATTGAGGTAAATCTATCGCCATCATCCAAATCAAAGTCACTTGACTCGATAAAAACATTTGTCATCGCACTTCCGTCGTCGTCATATCCTATTTCATGTTGATATAAATAATTATCTTTAGTAGCTTGTGGATAACTAACAACACCTGAGTCTAACCAAGAAGTTCTTTCTAACTGACCGTAGTACCAAACTTTTTCTTGCGTGTTAAAAATAACATATCTATCTATTTCTTCTGATGACGATGATGGGTAAAACCAACCTACTTCATTATTTTCGGTGTTAGTAAATGCGTGTATTTTATATGCTTGACCATTATTAATATCAGAGAATACGTAACTTTGTACGGAACAAGGTAATTTTTCTACCGTACCATTATATAGATAAAAACTACCATAACTCATGAAGTAGATACCACTATCCGCAGTAACCGCTGCTTTTGGCCCTATCAATCCTGTTGCTTCGTTGATTAGATTGACTGAAAAAGTAAATGGAGGCCCAACGAACTGCATGCTGTAAACAGAAGTATCAGTAAAAACTACTATTTCCTGTCTTGATTTAACTGCACCGACTATTAATGACCCACTTGATAATCTTAAAGAACCTGCACTATTGGTAATTAATGGCTCAAATTCTAATTCATTTTCTTGATCTGAGAATGCAATCAACATCGGATCAATAGTACCGCTTCTGCTACTGCCCGATACTGGATCTGCGCCCAAAACTATTAAATGTCGATCAATTTCAGAAGTAATAACCTGTAAAGCAACTGTTGGTACTAAATTAGCTCCAGTTATATCTGATATTGCAACTGCCCTAGTGCTTGTACCGTCATCTTGTTTCCAACGATAAACACCACCGCCTCTAGGATTAATGATTAAGTTTTCTCCAAAATTATCGTGCGTCCAGAGTCTTAATTGACCATTTGCAGTTAACGCACTTGTTGATCCAAATGTACCTGAACCCCAAGTACCTGAACCCCAACCAGCAGAAGGTACGTAACTATCTAGTCCTACGTTTATTTGGTAAGCACCATCAACGCCAGACCCTCCGTTACCTGAGTCACTACTATTGGCTGTAACTTCATCGCCAGATGTATCTTTAGCTACGAATGTATATGTATCAGCAGTAGGAACACTTGCTATTTGATATTCTTGATTTAAAACTGCAGCAGTTACCAAACCGCCTAACGATACTGCACCTGATATAGTTACAAAATCACCAGTGACTGCGCCATGCGCATCATCAGTTGCTGTTATTGTCGAACTGCCATTAGTAGCAGCAAATACAATGCCATTCGTAGTAGTAGCTCGGATAGGAGTTACATCGTTATATACTGAACCATCTTTTATATAATATTTAAAAGTAGTTCCTAGTCCTAGATAAAGGTTACTACCAAGACTCATCCAATTGTGTAATGCCCTACTTGTTCCTAAATAGGTGTTACTGCTTAATTTTTCCCAACCACTCATCTTTTCAACGTGGCCGTTTCTAAACCTTATTAAGTTACAGTCAAACCAGCCATCCTCATTATCGTAGGCTGTACCTTCTCTATTTATACCTGGTCTAAAAAGTCTTTTTATATATGGCATCTATACGTTTTCCCATTCTTTACCTTCAAACAAAAGAGCCTCTGCCTCTCTACGTCTGATTAATCCATCAAGAACTTTGCCTCCTGCCTTGTTCCATCTTTTTATTTGTACTGGCACTTCATCATATTTTTTATCATTCAAAACAGAAAGTAAAGTTGATGAACCTAAGTTACCACTACCTAAATTAAAAACCCAAGATACCATCGCGTCAAACTGGTTCTGCTCTAAAGGCACTTTAACCATATCGTTAATGTACCCCTCATATTCGTGCATTTCTTCTTTCAAGAGTGCCTCTGCTTCTTCTTTAGTTATCTCCATATCTTCAGTCACGCCTTTTATTGTTCCATATCCAATGGTTAAAACATTTGCTGCGCATCTATAGGCTTTAAGTTCGCAACCCTCAAACTTTTTTATAAGAGACAAACCTTCTTCAGATATGTGCATTCTAGTAATCTCCCCACACTTTTTCTTTCTTACCGCCAAAATATTCAACAGCATGTCCTTCTTTAATAAGCATTTGGCAAATGTCTTCGCCACCTTCTGTATATGGAATGCCCAGTATGCGGCCATATTTTCCTTTTCCTAAAGATTTTAATTTAAATGATCCAACGCAAAGCTCTTTCAATCGTTCTTTTGCAGCTAATCCTAGTTTCTTTTCAGCCAAATCTCTAGTTCTAGATTCAGGTGTGTCGATCCCATGCAGTCTAACGCGCTGTTTATGTAGTTTTACATCAAAACCTAGGTCTAGTATACAATCAAATGTATCGCCATCTACAACGCGATCAAGCGTTGCTCTGTATACAAAAGCGTCTGGAGATTTACTCATTATCATTTTCCTCGTTGTTTGTAAGGTCGTTATCTCTATAATACTTTATTATTGTAAGAGATTGTCTTATATATCTTTTTATATCAGCTATGTTGTTTGATAAGTTTTCGTAACCTTGAGATGTTAGTCCGTAATATGCAACGGCAGGTGCATCCCCAGTATCGTAGTTCTCTATATATGTTCTCATTGTTTCTGGATTTAACACTTTCCATTTTATCTCTGCTGGGTTTATATTTTCTGGAAGTGGGGGATGATATATGGGAGCAGGCTCTCTTACAGTTATTATTTCAACCTGTTTAGTTTCTGGTGTTTTATCAAACAAATTACCGTACGTAGAACATCCAGTAATAAAAAAAACACTAATTAGTAATAACTTCTTCATCAAATTGTCCTGGATTAGTAAGTTCTACAAGTTCAGAGTTTACTTTTTTTGTGCCTCTATTGACAATACCTTCGATTAATCCAGGCTTTGCAATAGCTAAGTTGTTTAAATCGTGTCTAGCAAACGTATTTCTAAGTTTTGTAACCTCTGCGTTTGCTTTACTGTTTTCTTCTGTAAGCTCTTTTATTCTTTCTTGATTTACTTTTTGGTTTTCTAGTTGCTCTTTCATTCTTTCGTTTTGTTCAGATACAGTATTCTCCAAGACTTTTTGATTCTGAATAGCAACATTTAATTCTAATTGCAATTTTTCTATTTTTGACTTTTGTAAATTAATGTATAAGGCACTTCCAGCCAAACTTGCGATTAGTAACCCACCTAAAATTATGTTTGTTTGTATGCCCATTTCTTTAGTTTAACCTAAATAGATCAATATTTTAACTACCTTGCTTAATATTGATTTACAGTAATTGTTTTATTGCAGTTTGTTGTGCAATCTAAAGTAACTGTATAATTTTGATTAGTTGAGCCTGATTGCGTCGCATTTACTGTATAATTACCTTGTTTGACTAATATGTTGCCTACGTGTGTGCCATTTCCACTTTGCGTTAAATTGACGGTATTGTTATCTGATGGGTTGTTTCTAAACTCAATATCACCGTCTTTTGCCCCACTTCCTGATTGCGTTATCGTGGCATCGTTGTTATTGCAGTTGCCACATGATTTGATGTATGCGTTATGGTTGCCTGTCCCTGATTGAGTTATTGTCCACGCTGAGTCGTCACCAAAAGCCCTCATCTTCGCGTAAAAGCTGTTGCCTGTTTGCGTGATGGTATAGACATTATCATCACCTTGCATATATATCTCACCGTAGTTGCTGTTGCCAGTTTGAGTTATGACAGCAACATTATCATCGTCATCTAGATCTAAATATCCAGTATTATTATTACCATTTTGAGTAATGGTATATTGATTATCTGTATGGTTACTAACTTGAGAGTATGCTTTCGCTAAATTACTTGTTCCATCCTGGTCAATGTTAATGGTTGCATTTGAACAATTATGCGTAGTGTATGTTCCATTTGATAAACCACACCAAACTGTTGTGGTATTGTTTGAACCGTTTTGATCTATAGTTATTGCTGTGCTTGAACCTTTAGTTTGTATATTTATTGTATTATCGTCGGCTTCTAAACTCATCATCCAAAGGCCAAAGATTAAAATAATAAGATAACTAATTAGACTGATTAATGAATATTTCACTTTCACCACCTCCATTTATTGTTGCTTCTATCTGCTGTCCTGCTGATAAAATTGATATGTTATATGCACCATCTTTATCTAGTTGTAAATCAATAGTGTTTTCTACTTGCCTAAATATAGTCAACATCGAGCCTTCTACAAATGTAAATGTTTGAGTAGTTGGATCAAACGGTGGCTTTATACCCTCTATCTCTACACCTTCAATCACGTTTACTTCTGCTTGTTTATTTACATTAGTTTCAATTACATCTAATAAGTCGGTAAGAAAATCTATATTAAGTAAATCTATATCTAAACGATTTATGTTTTCTAATTCATCTTCATCAAGATAATCTTTTTCAAGTTCTGTTTCTTCTAACAAATCAATATCAAGAATATTATTAGCTTGAGTATTTTGTTCTTCTACAGCACGTTCTGTTTCTTCAGGAGGATTAACAATTAATAAGTTATCAATAAAATCTAAAGTCATGTTAGTCAATGTTACTGGTCTTGTAGGCATCTGTTCTGCCACTGTAACGACTGTAGCTTGAAATGGTTTATTCATTACTACTGTACCTGCAAAAGTTGTAACAGTTATTTCTCCACTAGCTGTTCCATCAGGATTAGGCAAAAGTATAACCATCGTTCTGCCAATCTCATCGCTTGTTATTGTGAAATCCGTGCCTCTTATTCCAACAAATGCTCCATTTGCTTTAATCTTAACGTTTTTATTAGGTATCTTTCTTTTTGTTTTACTTGAAATAAATCTTCCAGTGCCTTTTATAAATGACAATGCAAGTTGACTTTTTGCTGGATTTGGATCGAAAACGAATGTATCAATTATTACTTTTGAATGTTCAGTCAATTTTATTTCTGTATCATCAATAAAACGGATAGCCATACGGCCATTACCAGTTCTAACATCATCATTAGAAAATATATCTAATGCTAATTCTGCAAGCAGTTTATCTGTAGTATCTACGCGAGTAACTTCTCCATTTCCCCTTACCTCAGAAATAGAACCTATATCTGCGTGTATTATTGGTATTAGGACTATTTGCAGTAATACAGAAAAAAGTATCAACAACCAGAAGTGCATTGGTCTATGTCTATTGTACCGCTTGATGTCGTTGATATAAGACTTAGGACACCGCTAGTACTTCCACCGCTATTGGTTTGGTCTACATCTATGTTATTTGAGTTACCAGTTATCGTGGCAGTAATACTGTGGTCAGCGTTTCCAGTTTGCGTTGTATCTATATCATTGCTGTTACCACTCACTGTCCAGTTATTGATGCACCCTACTACTTCACATGATGCGTTTATATCATTTGATGTACCTGTAACTGCAAAATCTTGATTACCTGCTGTTGCTGTTGCGCTTGCACCTTGACTAAATGTAAGTACGTTGCTGTCACCTGTTGCGGCATAATCAAAGTCTGTATTAGCAATATCACCACTTCCGCCACCTGTTAAAGTAGTAATATTACTGTCACCAGTTGTATTAACAGTGAAAGACGTACTGTTTCCTTGTGCTATAGTTGCGGCTAAAGTATTTGAATCGCCTACTTGATCAACATCAACGACCATAGATGTACCAGTAAAAGTTGCTCTTGTTTGACTTGTTCCTACTTTGTTGGAATTTCCAATTTGGTCAACATTCATTGTAAGACCAGTACCGCTTTGCGTAATATATATTAAGTTGTTATCAGCAAAGGATACGCTCGCAGCTAAAACTGCTGCTAAAAATATAGAACACCATACTCCTATATTAAAAACTTTCATATCATTCATCCTCGTTATAACTCCACATATTTAATTCTACACCTTGTATTACCAAAGCGTAAACTGCTGCTTCAATAGCAGACTTGACAGCATAACTTACAGTTTCATTCTCTGTTAAACCACTTTCAAGCTCTACTAATTCAGTTCCACTTTCATAAAATTTGAATACATCAGACCCTGCTCCAGCAGAAAAAATAGTCTTGCTTGTAGATACATTCAACAATATTTCACCTGTTTGCACAAGTACAGCCCTCAAAGATACAGTAAGTCTATCTCTTCTGTACCTATTGTTAATTGAAATTCCCAACGTTCTTGCGCCAATTCCACCTGTCATGTAATTACTGTCATAAGAAATAATCCCACCTTCTAAAATAAGTCCAGCATACAACAAAGGCATTAATTTGTTAGAACCTTCACCGTCATAACTTTCTCTAGTATTTACAATAAGTTGGCGTTCTCTAGTTAAGTTACTAAGACCGATTCTTTCAATTACAGTAAACCAACTGCCTTTGCCAGCGTTCATTAAAGCTTCCATTAAATACAGATCAGCACCCTGGGTAACTGCTGTTGAAAACAGTGCCATATTATCTGCATTTTTTCTTTGACCAGTAAAATCAGAAAATTTGTATACAGTCACAACTGCTTTTCTTTTTGGTTTTTTTAAATCAATTAAAGCCTGTAAGGAAGGTCTTTCTATTATTGGCCCTTCTTTTGTACCTAAAACACCCACTGGTGCGCATCCGTACAAAAAAAATAATAATATTAAGGAACGCATGGTTCATCAGCGCAGATACCGAATGAGCCAATGGGTATTCGTATTTCTGTCGTTACTCCATCTATGTCAAGAATTGTTAAGACTATTTCTGTTCCTGTATTTATAAAATTTATTGTATTTCCCTCTAAATCAATACTTCCTCCTGATCCACCGCTATCATCAAATAATGACTCTGCTAGGTCTTGAGATAAACGTGAAAACACTCTGGATTCTAGGTTTCTAACAAACTTAGAAAGCGTTGTATTTTCTGCTTCCCTGAGTGCTTCATCTATTGCAGACTCTATATCTTCAGCAATTTTAGCTTTCCGCGTTCTTTCTTGTTCATCAACAGTAAGTACGTGAGCAGAATAACCAATACCACTGAACGCTGGATTTTTAAATACAAAAACTAAATTATCTGCATTTAATTTGTTAAAAAATGAAGAAATTATAAATATAAAACAGATATAAAAAAATATATTGCAAATTATCTCTAAATCATTTTTTATTTTCATTATGGTCTACTAACTTATTCTCTTCTTTTAATTCTAAAACTGTATTTACTTTTTGTTGTAATCGTATCATATCTTGGTCTAACAAGCGTAATTGATCGGTAAGTCTGATAATGGTGACTTTCATTTCCTGGACAGCAGGATCTATTTTGTTAGTAATTGTTTGCCATACAAAGTAAACAAAATAACCAAGCCCAGCAACCATAACAATAGGAAAGCCAAATTCTGATACTATTTTGACTATATCCATTATTTAAACTTCTTTTGTATGTATTTGATACCTGCATATATAGATAAGCCATATATTGCGAATAAGGTTAAAGAACCAAATACAATCAAATAATCAGAGGGATATAGATATATAAGACCAAATAGACCATCTACAACTGCTTCTGCGTCGCCTATCGGTGGTAAGCTAATCTCTTCTTGCATCTATCTTTCCGTCCTCGACAAAATTTTCTGCTCTGGCTATTCTATCAAGATCGGGTGATAAATTTAAAGCAGCCGATACGCTAGTGTCTATTCGTATCATGTCGTTGTTCATTGTTGCTGCTCTGGTGATAAGCATTTTAGATATGGCTTGGACTGTATTAATTTCTCCTACAAGACCATCCATTAGCTGTTTCATAACTAGGAATATAAAGTAAGCCATTATAAGTCCACTTGCGATTGGTAGACCTAATTCTGCAATTAGATCAAAAACTCCCATTTAATCCTCGCCTTTAAACTTCTTTGATTGTCCAGATGTCCCTGCGTATATGCCAAAAACTGCCGCCATAGCTCCTGTTACTACAGATACTAAACCAGCTTGCTCTAAATTAGGCTCTGGAATTGTCATAAACCAAGTAATAACTTTGTATAGCAATACAATATAAACACCTACAAAGATACGTGGGAATATACGCCAAGCATCTACAGTTTTTGCTAAATGTATCCATTTATAGTAAGGATTTGCACCAATATTATTAGGAGTGACTTCAACCTCCACTTCAAGTTTCTTCTTAATCGGTTCTTCAGTCATAAAAATTTACTCAATATTATTGATCCAAAAATAAAAGGATAAACGCCCCAAATTAAAGCTTCGAGTCGTTTAAACTTTTCAGAACCTTCATCAAGTCTTTTTTCGATATATTTATATCGAATAGTACACTCACGTTCATGCGTTCTAATTTCCGATAATGCGTCTTTTACAGTAGGCATTATTTATTTTTTTACTTTTACGTAAGCTTCATTGACATCAGGTGTATTTGGATCATCAGCTACAAATCTGCCTTTTTTAGTCCTTGCTCTTACTTTTTTATATTCACTTTTATGAGTAGAAACGTTTTCTTTTTTTGAAAAAAAACTTTTAAGAGATGTCCACCATTTCATAGTCTATCCTTCTTTTTTAGTTGTTTTTTTCTTTTTGGTTACTTTTTTCTTTGTAGTTTTTTTCTTAACTACTTTTTTCTTAGTTTTTTTATTATCTAAATAATAGCTTTTTTTGCTTCCCATATTACTTATCCTTTGCTTTACCAATGTTTAAGGCCAATAAATCAATAAATTTATAAAGTTTGCCTATCCAGGCATCGTCTTTTGGAGTGGGTGTTGAAGCTGCTACTAAACTTGCGACTGTAACAATTGTTGTTGCCCACGTAACTAAATTAATTAATGAATCCATAATTTTCTCCTAAATTAAGCTGCTTCCTTTACATCCCAACAGTTGAGATTAGCAGCGACTGTTCTACGTTCACCTTTACCCTGAAAGGGGTAAACCATATGTTGCAACCAGCTTGGGAATAGATAAAGCTTTCCTACTTGTGGTTGTATTACAAAACTTTGTGGTGGCTTTAAAAGCTCTACGTCTGTAACGTGATTTTGTCCATACTGAAAAGCTAAGTAGCCATCACAATCTCCACTAGCGTTATATAAACTATACTCAGATGTACCAGCAGTAGGTTGATCTAATATTTGCTGTGGTACTTTAGTCCAAGTTGTGCAAGAGATACCCATTAGTGTTTTAGTTCCGTGACTATGTATTGGGTTGTAGTCTCTTTCGTAGCTATGTACTGACCAAAGTTCATCCATTTCTACACGCTTGTTAGTCTTGTAAGTTGCACCAGTAGCTTGAGAAAATCTATTAATATACTCAGCTCCTAGTCCACATAACATGTTAGTAAACTCTACAATCTTTTCATCTTCATGATCCATTAACAGTTGTTGTCCGTGTTGTATCTGTCCAACAAGTGTACTTGCTAATGACTTACGACCTTTTTCTTTTAGATAAGCATCTAAGTAGATATTAAGATCTGTCACCATCTCTTTTGGTATGTCGTGTTCTAGTACAAAAACACTAGGCATACTGTGAATTTGAGTAGCCATATTAACTAGGTACTGAAAAAGATTCGTCTGCTGTAGGATTTACTACTGGATTAGTAATAACTGAATCTACTTGACTAGCAAAAACTGTATCCCAATGTGAAACTGGGCAAAGTGCTGTAAGGTCTGATAAACTAAAAGATCCTTTAGCTTGTAGTGTAAAGTTAGTTTTAGAACTTCCGTCAACAGAGTCAGTATATGCTTGATCTACAAAATGATTAAACACACTTTTGTAATATGTTGCATCGCCTTCACTATCGTTTTCGTACGTCATTTGTAAATGCCATTTAGCTACCTTGCTGTTAGCATCTTCATAAGGTACAGCTTTCGTCATTGTTTTAGTTACTGCCATTTTATTTGTCCTCGGTTATTTGTGCTTTTAATTCTTCAACTTGTGCTGAAAGTTCTTGTACTGCTTTTACTAATACAGGTATAACTGCTGCTTCACCAACTCTTTGTTGTCCAGAAGGATCATCATCATCCCACATACTAAAACCATCTTTAATATCACTATGTTTATCAATAGCTGCTTTAACTTCTTGAGCTATAAAACCGTGTTGAGATTTAGAGTTTCTATAAACTTCTGTTGAACCTTTTTCATAACCATTAAAGTTTTCAGGTAGATCACCTTTGTTTTTATAATTGAAAGTTACTGGTCGAAGATCGTTGATAAAGGCTAAACCTACAGTAGCATCTTCAATATCTTTCTTAACTCTTTCGTCTGATACAGTAGCCCAAGTTGCCTCACCATGTGCATTCCTACAATCAGAAGAACCTTGACCTATAGTTGTGAAGTTGTCTTGGCACGAAAGATTATATCCTAAACCATTAGCATTGCTAGTGCCTGACCCTGATCCATCAACTGCAGCACCAATTAATGTATTAGTGTTTCCAGTTGTTATATTATCTCCAGATCTATGTCCATAAGTAGTGTTTTGAACACCAGTTGTAACAGCAGCACCAGCTTGGAAACCTACCATAGTGTTATCACCACCAGTAGTTACAGAATCTCCAGCAAAGTTTCCAACAAAAGTACTTTGTGCGCCACTTGTATTAGCTGCACCAGCTTCATAACCTATTGCAAACCCATAATCTATTGTTGTTGCATTTTGTAATGCACCATAACCCATAACTGTATGACCACTTCCTGTAGTAGCTGCTGGTGCTGAAAAACTACCTACTATTGTATTTTGACCACCTGTAGTTACAGAATCTCCTGCTCTATCACCTAAAAAAGAGTTATTAGATCCTGTAGTATTAGCAGTTCCAGCTTGATAGCCTATTGCTGCATTATTAGTACCTGTTGTGTTTGCTGTTAAAGCATCTTTACCAACTGCTGTGTTATTAGAAGCTGTTGTGTTATCTTGTAAAGCATTTGCTCCAACTGCTACATTATCTGCACCTGTTGTGTTTACTCCCAAAGCACTAGCACCAATTGCTACATTGTTAGATGCTGTGGTGTTTGCATCTAAAGCAGAAGTACCAATAGCTACATTTGCAGTTCCTGTAGTATTTGCAATCATAGCTTGAATACCTATAGCAGTATTTTCACTTCCAGTTGTGTTTGCTGTTAAAGCATCTACACCTACCGCAACATTAAAGTTTGCTGTTGTGTTAGCTAATAGAGCATCTTTACCGATTGCTACATTTGAATGTCCTGTAGTGTTATCTCGTAAAGCAAAATTACCCAATGCAGTATTACTATCTGCTGTAGTATTTTCCTTTAAAGAACCAGTACCTAAAGCAACATTGTTAGTTCCTGTAGTGTTATCTTGTAATGATTCTGTTCCTACTGCGACATTCTGCATTGCTGTGGTGTTTGCAGACAAAGCAGATTTACCAATAGCTACATTTTCAGCTCCTGTTGTGTTTGCATCAAGGGCTTGATAACCAACTGCTGTATTGCCATCAGCACTTGTTAAAGCTGCAAAAACATCAACACCTACACCAGTATTGAAGTTAGCAGCATCAATAGTTCCTGTAGCATTGTCTCCAAGCATAATTGAAGAAGTACCAAAAGCTTTATAATTTACTGCTGAACCATTAATAGTTAGTGCATCAGTTTCTAAAGTTCCATCAATATCTGCATCACCTGAAATATCTAAAGCTGTACCAATAAGTGTTTGTGTAAATGTTACTTGTCCATTAGAAGCTATAGTCATAGCATCTACGTCTGAAGCAGAACCTATTGTTTTGCCATCACCTATTATTAAATCGTCAGTTAGTGTAACTATACCTGTTACTGCTAATGTAGAAGCCATATCTACAGCACCATCTATATCAACAACATCAAGATTTGTTGTTCCGTCTACGTCAATATCGCCTGAAATATCTAAAGCTGTACCAATAAGTGTTTGAGTAAGTGTTATTTGTCCGTTAGAAGCAATAGTCATAGCGTCAACATCTGAGGCAGAACCAATAGTTTTGCCATCACCAATAATCAAATCATCAGTTAGTGTGACTATACCTGTAACACCTAAAGTGCCACCTATAGTCGCATCATCTGTAACTGTTAGATCATCTTGTACTTTTAAATCTACTACGTTTAAACTGGCAAAAGCATCAACAACCGCAGCTCCTGAACCAGCACCATCCAGGTAAACTGCTTTAGTATCACCAGCAGGTATTGTTATGTTTGCGCCACTACCTTGTGAAATTATAATGTT